ATTCGTTATTAGATTAGTCTTGCACGATGTTGATTGCGCCACCACGACGTCCATCACCAACGCCAGATCCGAAGTATCCAACACCAGTCATCCACATTTGCAAACCACCTGGCTTCTCACCCATCTTAACTTGTAGACCTTCTTTCATAACAGTGTAAACTGCACCGTCACCGAAGTATCCACCAACCAATACAGGATATGCACCATTACCTAGTCCCGCGATAGGACGTGTAGCGGCTGTCAAGAATGTAGTGAACATTACTGTACAACCATATACAGATTCAATTTTACCTGTAGATAACAATTCGTTACCTAATGCAGATAGATTAGAACCACCAGATTGGCTAACAGCACCACCGGTCAATTCAGACAACATGCGAGTTAAAGTTGAACCGATAACGCCGTCATTACCGCTACTATCTAGAACGATTACTGGGTTACCAGGAACACGTGCTACTTTAAAGTTTTGCTTGATGTTACGGATCAATTGTAATACAGTATTTGCTGTAAAACCTGCTGATGGGCTTGATGGAGTAACTCCACTTGCAACTAATTCCATTGCGCCTAATTCTGAAGGACGAATAAATCCATCTGCGCTAGTTGCATAGTTTGTATTTGCTACAGTAGTTTTGAATGCAGTGAATGCTTCAGCAACACGTTGGTCAACTTTTTCAGCAAAACTCTCACCAAGTTCAGCACCTAATGTAGCAGCCAAGTTGAAACTTGTAGTCCAGCCGTAGAAAATATCAAACGCTGTACCAGCAACAGCAGGACTTGCTGTAATAGAACTTTGCAATAGTGCAGGATTCTGCTCACTTGCATCACCACTGATATTACCACCAGACCCAGCAGGATTATAGTCCTGATATGTGATTGGTGCGAACAATGGGATTTGAAAAACGTTACCTTGTGTAGGGGTAACAACTGTGGTCATGTTCACTAGACCTTGTGATTCGTGTACTGCACGAAGTGCGAAATTTGCGATAGCCTTCTCGAAGCCGAAGCCCTCGTCGTTACCGCCACCTAAAACGTATGCCATGATAATCTCCTTATAAATTTATTGTTGGCAAAATCAGAATATTCTTTTACTTGTTGCGCTATTGGTAAGACTTACACCAACACCCTTTAATCCAACATGTTTTCCTAATCCATTACGTTGTGCCCATGCGTTAAACGCGGCTGGGTCACGACTATAGTCAGGCATGCCGTCTTCTTGGGCGCCAGCAAACATGCCAGAACCAGGACGCAAACCACTGCCGCCTTTTAGTATATTCTGTTTAAGAAGTTTAGGATTACCCCTAGCAACTTCATCAACTAATCCAGCGACTGTAAGTGGATTACCATCACTACCATAACGTTCTTGACCTTTACTATTAACAATAGCATAAGTACCATCATCATTCCATTGAATGTTTGATTTAACTTTTGTTAATGCATAATCTAATAAGTCATTATCAAATTTCTCACCCATAACTCTTTGGATATCCCCGTCAAGTTCTTTTTCACGTAGAATTTGTTCTTTGCGAGAAAGGTCTTGTTGCAATCTTTGAAATTGCTCGGACAAATCGTTAGTAGATTGTCTATTCTTTTGTTGTGGTTGTGTTTTGTTATCCACTGGTTGTGCGGAACCACCGAGATTTTGTAGTGCACCTGTTCTTGCTGCCCATGCTACTGCGGCTTCAACACTTTCAAATTGTGCTCCGGCTGCATTAGATAGCGCATTAAGAATACTCTGTGTTTGACTCTTGCGAATCGCTCCAGCGTTGATTTTAGATGCATCACTACCTTGTTCTAGATTTTCTGCTGTAAGGTTATCAGCGGCTCCTACGTTGCCAACGTCATTAAATTCATTATTCATTTGTTTTCCTTGATTATATCGGAATCACCGAGTTGTAATATATTTATCATCACTTCAAAGTGGCGGTCAAGAACCGTTGTAGCATAATTATCTACCGGTAGATATAGCAGTTATTTGTGCCGCTATAGCAT